GGTATAGAATGCCCTAAGACTACAGACTTTAAATCTAATGATAAGATAATTAAATATTCTTATGTATTGCCAGAGCTTATGTCTAAAAAACTGGAAATATGATACATAAGATAGAATCTCCATTATTTGTAATGTTACCTAGAAAGACTACTAAAGATAAAAGAATTTCTTTAAATATGAATACATACAGAAACTTACATCACAGAACTAATAACGATGCTAAGAAGATGTATCATAAGTTAATGAGGTATAACTTAGAAGGCTTAAAGATAAACACACCAGTAGAGATTACTTATAAAGTGTTTAAAGCATCTAAGAGGCGTTTAGATAAGATGAATGTAATATCTGTAGTTAGTAAATACTTACTTGACTCTATTACAGAATATGGATGTTGGGAAGATGATAACGATGACTTTGTAAAAAAAGAAACGGTATTACCAACAGAAATAGATAGAGAAAGACCAAGAGTAGAAATTATAATAAAAGAGATATAAATGTTAGAATTATTAGCAACAAAGCACGATGACTGGATTAGAATAGCCTTTAGTATGACTGGAAATATGGATGATGCGCAAGATTTGGTACAGGATATGTATCTAAGATTGGAAAGGCTTGGTAAAACAAGAGAGCAGATATCATACAATGATACTGTTAATAGATATTTTATTTGGACTGTATTGTTTAATATGTTTAAGGTATCTAGGAGAACTAAAGTTTACAAGAAATTAGATACTTGTGAGTATTTAGGTAACGAAGAAGTTACTTTAGAAGAGTATGACTTTGATGAGTCGCACTTTAATTCTGTAGAAACTATAAGTAATAGTATAAAAGATATTGTAAAGGACTGGAAAATTTACGATAGACAATTATTTGATTTGTACTATATGCAAGGTCAATCATTAAGACAGATAGCTAATGGAGCAGGTATTGGATTAAACTCTATACATAATTCAGTTAAGAGTTATAGAAAGATACTTAAAGAAGAGCTGTCAGAAGACTTAATGGATTACTTTAACGGAGATTACGATAAAATATAAATTATGAAACAAGATAAATATTATTTAGATTTAGAAGAAAGAGGTTACTACAACACCATAGACAAAAGGTCAAAAGATTATAGAGAGTATAAGCAATGGAAATCTGCTAAGGTAGAAGAAGGTTATAAATCACATAAGAAAAGTGTAGAGAAGCAATCTAAAGGACTAGGAGACACTATTGCAAAGATAACCAAAGCAACTGGTATAGATAAAGTTGTTAAGTTTATAGCAGGAGAAGATTGTGGATGTGATGAGAGAAAGGAAAGGTTTAATAAAGAATTTAAGTACAGAAATGTTAGATGTCTTAAAGAAGATGATTACAAATACCTATCTAACTTTCTAGCTAATAAAGGTTCTACAATTAGTTATGATGATAGAGTTCGAGTCATAGGGATATACAACTATGTATTTAGTACTAACGAGAAAAGAACTACAAGTTGCTCATCTTGCATAGCTAAAATAGTTAAAAACCTAGAAAGGTATATGAAGAATTACCAGTAAAATCAAGCCTAGCAGTAAAATGTTAGGCTTTTTATTTAAATAAAGTTGTGTATGTCAAATATATTTCGTATGTTTGCTACTCAATATAAAACTATATAATTATGAAAAGTAAAAAAGTAATACAAGAAAGAATAGACGGATACTTTAAGTCTATAGAGAAATTCAAGAACGACAATACTTTAGATGTTGTTAAGAAAAATAGTGCGATATTTAAATTGCAAACATTAATCAGAGAACTTAAATGGATTTTAAACTAAATAATAAAACTATATAATTATGAAAACAGATTACAGATTTTGGGAACAGAACTTAAACCCTATTACAATGCAACCAGACGATAAGAAAAACTATAGCTCATCTTGGGATTTAGACGAGATGGATAAGTCTCAGAAGAAAAGAGAGGCCATACAAGAAAGACAAGCTATTAGAGAAGAAACTGAAAGAATTAATGCTAAAATTAAAAAAGTAGGTAAGTTTTGGTAGTATTATTTGACGCAGACAGTCTTATCTACGCATCTTGCTTTGATTCTAAATCAGATGAAAGATGGTTAACTGTAGATAAAGCTTACGAGAAGTTTCAAGAAGGACTTGATAAGATATTTGCTGAATTAGAAGAGCAGGTAGAAGTAGATAAGTTTATAGTATGTAACGGTTCTAAAGGTAATTTTAGACACGATATATCTAAGGAGTATAAAGCTAATAGAACAGGAGAGAAACCTCCGATACTAGGTAAATTACATAGCTTAGTTAAGAGAAAGTATAAGTCTCATTATGGTTTAGGAGTAGAAACAGATGATGTTGTAGCTACATTATGGAAAAGAGTATCTGATAAGAGTGGTGTAGATTCTGTTATAATAGTATCTATAGATAAAGACTATAAGCAATTTCCTTGCTGGTTTTATGATTATCATTGGAAAAAGAAAACATTATCTAAGATTTCAGAAGAAGAAGCTACTATTAACTTTTATACACAAATGATTGTAGGCGATTCAGCAGACAATATTAAGTACTGTAAAGGATATGGAAAGGTTTATGCTAGAAAGCTCTTAGAAGACGTTAAAACACCATTCTCAGCTACTAGAAGAGTCTATACATTGTTTAAAGAAGTGTATGGAGATGAATCTAAAGAGAAATACAACGAATGTAAAGCATTATTAACATTAAAAACAGACTGCAATGATAACATCAGAATACAAGGGAGAAAGTGATAAAGAAGTTATAGATGCTTTCTACGATATATACAAATATAACTTACAACAAGAGCTTTTAACATTAGAAGAATGTCAATGGGATTTAGAAATAGCTGAAGAAGAAGAACAGTATCTAGCTTGTGCAGGTATATTTAAAGCTATGAATAATTACCAAGCTATTAAAGATGAGAAGTTTAATGAGCTACTAATGGAGATTATCACTAACACAGAATAAATAAAAATAGTTATCTTATTATGAATAGTAAAGAAATAAATAATTCTACTAGATGCACAGATATTTGCAACTACAATAATGAATGTATTATGGTTAAGGATAATTACTCTATGTGCCATTATTGTGGTGCAAGAGGAAACTTAAAATCAAAAGTTCAATTTGCAGATTATAGTATTGGAGAAAAACTATATTTGATAGACAATGGTGGTGGTGGACACAGACATTCCTCATTTGAGTTGATTGGTGTTTTTAGTGAGAAAACTGAAGCTCTTGAGATGTTGTGTGAAGAAAATTTGTGGGGAATTAAAGAGATTGAGTTAAATAAAATAAAAAAAAGTTATTTATATCCAAATGAGTAATTCAAAAGAAATAAAGCCTACTGATGGCAGAAAGGGCAACTCTAGGAAGAAATCTATACCTAAGTTGCCTATACCAGAAAGAGAAAGGTCTAATAAGCCAATGCTTAATCAAGCAAAGAAAAGCAGAAAGAAACAATATGCAAAGAAAGCTATCAAGAATGTATTTGGTAGTGAAGTTGCTATGTTTGAATCTATGGCTAAGAAAGCTAAAAAAGGTAGCTATAACCATATGAAGCTACTTACTGATATGATGTATTCAGAAGATAAAGATAATGTAGGAACAACTGTTAAAGCTCCTATTATAAACTTCTTTGGAGATAGTGATGTAAGTAAGAAAGTTAAAGATAAGATTATAGACGTAACACCTAAAGATGAGTAAATTAAGCATACACAATAAATACATACCACTATTTAAAGAACCTTCAAGATACTTCGTTGTAACTGGAGGTCGTGGTTCTGGTAAATCATTTAGTATTAACGTATTTCTACTTAACTTAACCTATGAGAAAGGTCATAAGGTTTTGTTCTCACGTTATACAATGATTTCTGCACATACATCTATTATACCTGAATTTATAGAGAAGATTAACCTAATGGGAGTTCACGAAGACTTTAGGATAACTAAAGATGAGATAATGAATCTAAAGACAGGTAGCTCTATAATATTTAAAGGTATTAGAACCTCATCAGGTAACCAAACAGCAGCACTTAAATCATTAAACGGTATTACAACATTTGTAGTAGATGAAGCAGAAGAATTAGTTGACGAGGAAACATTTGATAAGATAGACTTCTCTATACGTTCACAACTCAAACAGAACAGAGTTATTTTAGTAATGAATCCGACAACTAAAGAGCATTGGATATATAAACGTTGGTTTCAATCAGAAAATGTCTTAGGAGGCTCTAATATGAGCTTAAATGATGTAACTTATATACATACAGACTACAGAGACAATAAAGATAACCTATCAGAGTCATTCTTACAACAAATTATGACAATGAAAAAGAAAAGACCAGATAAGTATGAGCATCAAATACTTGGAGGTTGGTTAAATAAAGCTGAAGGTACTATAATAAGAAAATGGAGAGTAGGAGATTACATCCCCACAGAACTAACTTGTTATGGACAGGATTTTGGTTTCTCTGAGGATTTAACGACCCTAATTAAGATATCTGTAGATAAAAATGCTAGAAAGGTATGGGTTAAAGAGATATTTGGGCAGAAAGGCTTAAATACATCACAAATATATATGAAGAATAAGTCAGAATGTGGTTTAGACTTAATTATATGTGATAACTCAGAACCCAGACTAATAAATGAATTAAAAGTATTGGGTCTTAACATAAAACCTACTATAAAGAAGAAAGGTAGTATATTGTCTGGTATAGCTTTAATGCAAGATTATGAGATAATAGTAGATAGAAACTCTCACGGTATTATAAGAGAGATTAACAACTACGTTTGGAAAGATAAAGGAGAAGTGCCTGTAGATAAGTTTAATCACTATATGGATGCAATGCGTTATGCAATGATGTACTTAATACAGGGCATAAACTCTGGCGTCTATACAATTAGATAAGACGTTTAATATAAAGGGGTATGTTTAATATGAAGGGGTAACTACTTCCAACCCTCTTCAATCCACCAATCACAATTCGGATATAAATCAAGTAAATCATTTACAACCTTGTCAATTAATTTTGGCGAGGTTTCTGCGTTTAATATGAAGGGTTTAAGTTCTGTATTGGTCTGAATGAATAAAGTTTGCATTTGTCTTATGTTTAATATGATGCCTTATGTTTAATATGAAGGGGTGCGTTTAATATGATGGGGTAATTTTGGTTTTTGTAACTATTCTAAATAACTTATATAGAATGATTATAAATTGTGTAAAAATAGTAATATTAAATATATTTTTTGTATACGTCATTTTCATAGCACAAACATACAATTTAAAAGATCTTATTTTAAACAAAAAAAGTTCTTTAAATGTTTGGTAGATTAAAAATATTGTTGTACGCACGTACCTTATGTTTATAAATTATATAAAAAGTTTTTTTAATTTATAGTTGATTATTGAAAAATGTTTTGTAGATTTGTACCCGTAAGGCAACTAAGCCACATTAAAACCAAATAAAATGAATTTAGAGCAAAAAATAAATAAAATGAATTTAGAGCAAAAAATAAATAAAATGAATTTAGAGCAAAAAATAAATTATTTAGAAAATCAAATATATCAAACAACTTTAAACAATTTAAAACCAAACAAAATGACAAAAATTAAAAGAGTATTAAAAAAAGCAAATGAAGTATTAAAAGAATGTGCAAAGGGTGCATCTTATGCAATTAGAAACTAAAATTATTAACTATAAAATATTAAAATTATGACTAAAGAAAACAGAAAAGAAATAAACGATTTAAACGAACAATACAGAAAGTTACACCTTGAATTGTTAGAAAATAAAATGTTTGATATTGCGAATAAATTAAGTTCTATATATTACAAAGTTCAAGGATTAAATTATAAAGACGGTATGGACTTTATTAATGAATTATACAAAAAATAATAATAACTAAAAAAAATAAATAATATGAATTATATTGAAACAACAAACACCAGAAGTATTTTTGTTAAATATTTAGGACCTACAAACTACAAAGGTTCTAGAATTAAGTTAATAGACAAATACAGAGATAATGAAAGTAAAACATTTTCATATAGTTATAAAACTGGTAGTGTATTACAACAAGCTATTGATATATTGAAAAGTAATGGAGCAAATATTGTATGCCGTTCTAGTATCACAGACTATTACATAATTAATATAGAAAACTGGGGTGATGAATTTTTAAATATTAAAGACTTAAATTAATATGACTACAAAAATAAGTATATCAACAGCGGTTAAAATATTGAATAGTAACAAAGACTTTATATTTTACAAAGTTGAAAATGAAAGACTAAAAGTTGAAAATCAAAGACTAATTGACTTTACCCTCACAAATGATATTAGCCGTTTTAGAGCTAGATATAACAATAAATTTAAAATCTTAGCTGATATTAAAAAACAAATAAAAACCAATCTTAAAATACAATTATAATGAATAAACAACAAATAAAACAATTAGAAGTAATTTCAAAAAGCATTAACGATATAATTAAGTTGTGCAAAAAACAAAGTAAAAGCCCAAAACACTATTTAAGAGATAGGAAGTTGAAATGGAATATACAAACACTAAATAGCTGCTGCATTGAAATGAATAACTTTAATAATTACCTATTGAATAATAACTTTAAAAACATATAAAAAAATGGATAACATAAACAACCTAATAGATGCACACTATAACGAAATAGAAATAAATGATTTTAATTTTTACAATGATTTTAATAACAATATAAACCAATAAAGATATGATAAGAGAAAATATAATAAATAAAAAATACACTAATTACAATCATATTGTATATATGTGGGAACAAAAAATGATAAGTAAACAAGAGTATAAAATACTAAAAGATAATTTCAACAAACTAAATAAATAAAGATATGAACGAGCTAATATACGAGGGTTTAAAAATAGAGTATAACGGGTACACGCTCAGTGGCTTATACTCTTACACCATAAAAAATACAGGGGATACAATATATTTATCTAAAACAAAAATAAAACAATTAACAATAAATAAGTAAAGATATGACTAAAAAAGAAATACTAGGAAGGTTAAAAACAAATTTAGCACCTAATAAGAGAAATGAATTATTGAGAATATATAACAAACTAAATAAATAAGATATGACGAGAGAGAGAAGATTTGAAATATTAGGGTACTGCAAAGATTGGCAAGATACAGTACCTACAATGAGTTTAAAAGAATGTTTTGACGCATTGTTACAAGATAGAATGATAGCTAAAAAAGAATTCAACTATCTTATTGATTGGATAACTATATAAATAACAAACCTTTTTTATATAACTAAATAGCCTCCTAACGGGGGTTTCTTTTATGCTTATCAGCTAACTAAAAAGTACTGCAAATATTTGAGGGAATGTATATGAAATAAGATAGGTATATATATGAGGGTTAAAACCAATCGTTAATATCATACAACAGCCTATAATAACAAACCTATACCAACATACCAGATAAATAATTAAATAGCTTAGAGAGGCTTAGAATAGCTTATATAGTATATGACAAATAGGCAGTAGATATATTTGGTATTGACATATTGACGTAAAACAAAGGTTGGTAATGTGTAGTAAGTCGATTAGATGAATTTAACGTAAATCCAGATGTTGCTATGTGTAGTAATCGATGGTTGCAAATTCAACAAATATTCAATGAAATAATT